TCTTCCGAATTGACTTGCTATTAATGTCGTTTAGAGTGATATATGTACATACAAAAGAAACAAATACACTTTAAAGGAGTACGAAACGATGTTAACAGCAAACTTCGGAATCGAGATTGAGTTCACCGGGATTACCAGAGAAAAGGCCGCGGAAATTGCCGCCAGCTTCCTAAACGGAACCTACGCAGAAGGCGGGACCTACTACGACACCAAAAAGATCACTGCCCCGGATGGTCGGGTGTGGAAGTTCATGAGCGACGGCAGCATCAACTGCCAACGCAAATCAGGGGGACGAAGAGTCGCCGCTGGCAGAGAATACAGTGTCGAGCTGGTCAGCCCGATTCTTTCCTACGGGGAGGACATTAAGACCCTGCAGGAGTTGGTACGGCTGCTCAGACGCGCCGGAGCCTTTACCAACAGCTCCTGCGGCATCCACATCCATCTGGATGGCAAAGACCACTCACCCCGCAGCATTAAAAACTTCATCAACATCATCGCCAGCAAGAACGACCTTTTCTACAAAGCCCTGGAGATTGCGCCCCAGCGGATGAGCTACTGCAAGAAGATGGACGGCATCCTGATTGAAAAACTGAAAAAGCAGAAGCCCACCACCATGGCAGAAATTGAGGATATCTGGTACGACGGCTACAACGAAAGCCGCCGGATTCACTACCACAACAGCCGCTACCATTTCCTGAACCTGCACAGCTTTTTTACCGGCCACCACACGGTCGAGTTACGGGGCTTCAACAGTATCCTCCACGCCGGCAAAATCAGAAGCTACATTGTTTTAGCCCTGGCCATCAACAACCAGGCCTTAACCCAAAAGTGTGCTTCTGCCAAGAAGCCCCAGGTTGAAAATGAAAAGTTTGCCATGCGCACCTACTTAAACCGCATCGGCTTTATCGGCAGCGAGTTTGCCAACTGCCGCGAGCACTTAACCGCGGCCCTCACCGGCTCGGCAGCCTGGCGGCACGGGGTGGCATGAGCTGCCCCTGGTTCAAAAGGAAAGAAGGAGAATACTCATGAAGACTAAACTGTATCTGGCCTATGGCTCAAACTTAAATCTGGCCC